ACTCTAACCAGGATTTGAAAAATAAACAAAACTTACTTTTTTAATTAAAAATTATGGCAACTAAAGAAGAATTATTAAGCTGAAAAGGTTCGTTAGATGTTCCTACTCCTGCTCAAGAACTTAATACTTGAACAATAGATACCACTAATCTTTCAACATATGCAGGAGCAGTAGAAGAAACTACTCCTGCACCTACAGGAACAACTCCACCTGCAGAAACTACTACTTTTACAGAAACTACTCCAACAACTGACAATTCAGATAGTTTTAGTTATTCTACAGAAACACAAAAAGATAATCTTACAAATCCATATGATTTAGATAGAAATGACATATTAAACAAAAAATATGCATTATGACAAAAATATGCTGATGCTGTAGGTTCATTTAGTAAATGAGATATAGTAGATAAAATGAGATTAAAAACATGATGAGTTGCTGATTTAGATAGTGCGATAAGTAACTTAGAAGTAGATCTAAATAAATCAAGACCTGAGTTAATGCAAAGATACGCTAATGTAATAGATCCTGCAAAAAGAGAACAATTAATAGCTAAAGAAGAATCTAACATATCAAAGCAAATAAATGAATTATCAGCAGTAAGAAAATATAGATTAGGTACTATAAAAGATATGACAGATGCTGAAATAGCTAGATGAGAACAAAAACTAAAAGGACTTGAAGCACAATTCGATTTGTATACAAGTGTTTTATGAGATATAGAAAAATGAGATAAGGTCCAAAGTGAAATAGAAAAAACAGCATTAGATATACAAAAGAAAAGATTAGAATTAAAATGACTAGAATCTAAATACTGACTAGAATTTATTCCAGGTAAAACTCAATATTGAAGTACAGATTTTACGAGTCTAAAAGATAAATATCCAAATAACGCTTCATTTAAGAATAATAATCCAGGAAACATTAAATATAATGAACAATGGGCCAATACTCTTAAACAATATGGTATTGAAATACAAAAAGGATCTGAAGCTTTAGATGGATGAAATTTTGCTAGATATAACTCAGTAGAAGATGCAATAGTTGGTAGAGATATATTATTATTCCAAACTTCTACATATCCAAATATGACTGTAGATAATGCAATGAAAAGATATTCAAATAATGGGTATTGAGCTGAAATTGTTCCATCAGTTAATTGAAATAAGTTAATGAAAGACTTAACATCAGCAGAACAAACTAAGCTAATAATGTGACAATTAAAGTGAGAAGACCAAGCTATGTATCAGGAATTAATATCAAGTGGGATAGATCCAACTAGATTAGTTGTAGAATGACAATATAAAAAGACAGGGCTTACAGAATCAGAACAAAAAGAAGCAGATAAATTAAAAGAATCTGAACAATATAATATAACAACTGCTGAAGACTTTAATAAATTACAAAAAACTTCTTCAAGTAATGCAGTGACTAAGATGACACCTGAATTTGTAGATAAAACATTAGAAGATAATATCTGAAAATGGGATATATCTAGCTGAGATGTGGATGACTTATTGAAAAAATCTTCAGATGATATTTATAATACATATATAAAAGCAGAATTAGTAAATAATTTAACTAATGAAACTAATGCTGATGTTATAGTAAAAACAGTTAAAGACTCTTTAGAAAGTTATTCTGAAGACGAAATGCTTGAAATATTAAAAGAAGCTTGAATATTTGATAAAGAATGACTTAAAAAAGGTTTCTTTAATGATGATGCATGATATGATAAACTACAAGAACTTTTACCTTCTTTATAACAGTAAATTATGGCAATACAAGTAAGACAAAAAAGAGTAATTGAAGAACAACAAAGTCCTAGTGATATTAATAATCCTGGGGCTTCTTTAGGCTCAGCAGTATTAAGTACAATAGCTCCTATGTGAACTAAAACATTAATAAGTAGAGCGACAGACTTAATGTGAGCTACTCCTGAAGAAATGCAACAAGCCCAAGCTACAAGAGATAGAAAGAGATCCAATACATTAATGGCTGAATATAGTTATAGTGAGGATTGAGTTAATTATATGGAATGATTATGAAAAAAGGATCAATCATTATTAAATACAATGATTGAAAAAAGAAATCAATATATAGATACTCAAGAAAAAGAGTGACCACAATTAAGAGAATATAAACCTGAAGAATTCGATGTAGATTTGCAAAGAAAAATGCAATTAGAAGCGAGATGATGAGAATGAGCTCTTTGAGAAATATGACAAGCATTAGATTTATGAGTATGACAAGTTATGTCATGAGTATGATGAGCTTTAAGATTTGGATGAGCTGAAGAAATTTGAAAAAGTTTTACTGAAACAGGAGAGAAAAGGATGAGGGAAGTTGATTTTCAACATCCAATAACACAAGAATTCGATATAGAACAAATGTGAGATCCTAGGTTTTGGACTCAAAAATTCCCACAATCATTACCTTTCATGATAGCAGGAGCTGAAACTGCTTGAATATGAGCCTGAGTATGAACTATATGAGCATGAGTTGTGTGATTATGAACTACAGCTACTATTGTTACATCATGAGTTTTTGCATGATTATCATCTAGAACATTTGAAAGTTATGTAGAAGCTTGATCAACTTATAACGATGCATTAAAACAATGATTATCTGAAGAAAAGGCTTCTGAAGCTTGAATGGATGTATTCCAAGATAATATGAAGTTAGCAGTAACTGATGCATGACAATTTATATCAACATTTGCTCCTATAAAAACTCAATGAATTTATAAACATTTATTAAATACAGCTAAAATCCCAGGGAATGTTGTAGTTGAATGATTAGAAGAAGTTTATCAATGATATGCTTCTGAAAATGCATTAAGTATAGCTAGTTGAAAATGAGAGGTAAATATAGATGAATATTTAAATAAACCTACTACAGCAGAAGCGTTTGCTTTATGATGAGTAACTTGATGAGTATTCTGAACAGCCTGAGTTGTTTCGGATTATTTTTGATGATCAGAAATGATTAAAGATGTATTAAAAGAACAGAAAAAACAATTAATAGAAAGAGCTAAAAAAGGAGATGATAATTATATAACAGATATTGATGCTTCAATTATTAATGGAGATATATCACAAGAATACTGACAACAATTAAAAAAATCTTATGTTAGATTAAAGGATTATTTTCTAGAAAAAGCAGAGCCTTATGTAGAGAAATTTGCAGAGTTTTCATGATGAAAAATAAATTTAATAACAATAAAAGATCCAAAAAATTGATCTAAAAGTTTTAAAGATGAGGATTGAGAAGTGTTATTTGAAATCCAGGATGATAAATCTTTATATACAAAACCACCTGAAGTTGACGAATTCGATAATGATTTAACTTCTAAACTTTGACATATATTAAAACATGATGAATTATATAAAATTTATCCATGACTAAAAAATGTTGAGGTAGCATATAGAGGAGATATGAGAAGTAGATGAAGATTTATAGCTACTGTACATAAAGAAACATGAAATATTCATAAAATAGAAATAGAATTAAATAAGAATGAAACTGATGAACAACAGCATGAAACATTGATACATGAAATACAACACGCCTTGCAAAATAAAGAATGAAGACAATGAGGAGAAAATATGTGATTTTCTTGAATATCTCTTGAAAAATACCTAAAAAGTAAATGAGAAGCTGAAGCTAGAAAAACAGTAGAAAGATTTAAGTCAGGAGATTATAAAGAAGTTTATAGTGTGTTTATAAATGAAGCAGTAGCAAAATATGCATCTATAAATAAAGATAAAATATTGTCAGATAATAATATTACTTCACAAGTAGAACCTGATGAATTAATGAATCTTGCTAAAGATCATATGGAGAGAGAAAGTAGGATAGATGATATATGAAAAATTAGAAAAGGGGAAATATTTGCTAATAAAGAAAAATCAAAAGCATTTAAATTGCTTACAGAATTAGAAACCATACAAGTTGCTAAAGATGAAACAGGTAAGTTTGCAGATACTCAAACGAAAGCTGACATGGAAGAACTAGGATTAGATCCTAAAGATTTCAAAGATACAGAACAAAATCAAAGAAAAACTGAAATAATGAAAGAGCTTAATGAAATGTGAGCTATGAAATGAACTTTATTTTCAGAAAAATTATTGAATACATTTAAGAATTTTAAAGAAAGTTTTCCAAATTTATGAGTATGAACTCATTTCCCAAAAATAGAAAAAACTAGATCAAGAAAGTCAACTAAAAATCCCGTAAAAGTTTACGGAAAAACTTCAGAAAAAATAAAGGCTAATTTAAGCCAAGAAAAGGGTCAAAAAATAGACACGAAAAAAAATGAGAAAAAAACACCGATTTCTGAAAAGATAAAAAAAGAAAGAGCAGACAATAAATTAGCTACTGAAATTGCTAAAATATCTAAACAGCCAAATGTAAATGATATAACTAAATTATTGAATAAACATTGAATTGATATAGTTAAACAAGCAACCGATTTAGCAGTTCAAAAAAATATGATCAATAAAGAAGAATCTAAATTCTTTTATGACTCAATAAAATGAAAAACAAAAGAAGTTGCTAAAGCTCCTACAGGTAGAATTAATAATCAACAAAGATTAAATATTCTAGATATGTTAGGGTATGATAAGTTATTTAAAAAAGCTGAAGAATTCAAAATTAATATATGACAATTAAGTAAGAGTTTAAAAGAAATATGAGCTAGAATGCATATAGTTAATGCTCCTGAATGAGCTAGAGTAAAGCTTCCATTTTCTCTTATGGGTAATAAATCTATGACATTCAAAAATATATTACTTCCTATGATAAAGAAAGCTACCAATCAAGGAGCTAAAACATATGTAGAGCCTTTTTGATGAGCTGGTACAGTTTATTATTTCGCAAAAGAAATGATAGAATCAGGTATTGAACAATTACACATAAATCATTTTGATAAGGAAAAATATGAAGTTGTAAAAGCTATTAAAGAATGAAAAGTAAATGTTATAGGATTAGTAGATTCAGCATACGATAAAATCATATGAGAAATATGAGTTGAATTAGCACATATACCTGAAATTAAAGAAATAATGGATGAGTATGGAGTAGAAGTATGATCTAAAGAATTTAAAGAGTTAGCTGAATTATCATTCTACCCACAATATGCTAAACAATTCTTTGAAGAAAGACCTGATACTAAGCTTGCCATAAAATGAGAAACTACTACAACATTCAGAGAGTGGTTAAAAGAACATTTATCAGAAGAAGCTAAAAAGAATTGAAAAGTTTTAGAATGAAATGAGCTAGATACAGCAACCGAGCTTGTTCTAAATGATAGAACAGTCTTTGAAAATAGATATCCTGAAATTAGTAAAAAAATATCAACTGTACTTGATAAATATGATGATATAAATATTAAACCAGGGGATGTAGAAAGTGCAATGCTAGTTAGTATGTCTAGGCATTTTAGACAAAGATGAGATAGTTGACAAAAAGTAGTATCAGCAAGTTCATGATTCCAAAATGTAGTGAATGTAAGAAATAAAATGATAGATTGATTAACTAAATATCAAAAAGTATTTGAAGAATATTGAGATAAAATCAATATATATAACCAGGATGGTAAAGAATTTATCACAGATATGTGACAGACTTTGAATAATAAAGAAACTATATCATATTTGGATCCTCCATATATCAGAACTACAGGAGTATATATAAAGAATCAACCTGCAGAAATAAAATGAGCTCTAGCTGAATATGCAGATCCAGGTAAAATAAATCAATTATTTGAGCCTATGAAAGACTCTATAATGATGTTTACTAATGATATAAACTGACCATACTTCGAAACATTAAACACTATGTTAGAATGAAGAATGAGTAAAGATATTATAGGTTATAAAGAATGAACTACTCCAACAAGTCTTGTGACTACAAATGAAATTGCTGTTAAACCAAAAGATGTAGGATTAAGTTATTATAAAATATTAAAAGATAGTTTTACAAAAGATATTATGAAATCATTACAAGAATGATTACTTCCAAAAATATCTAAACAACTATCTAAACATATAGCTAAATTTGAACAACACTTCATGGATTTAATGACAAAGAAGTTTTGAGATTTAACTAAAATCCAAGATGAAATATTTAAAGGTAAAGAAGCCTTTGATAATCTAGAATCAAGTTTAGATACAGTTGTTTCATGAAAAGATAAACAAGCTATAATAAGAGAAGCTAAAAAATGGCTTAAAGAAAATAAAGTTAGAGGTTCTGATGTTATAAAGCTTATAGATAAAATCAATAGATTATGGGTAAATAAACAAGCTAAAGCTAAAGAAGTAAGAAACGAAGTAGATAAGCTTAGAAAACAATCTACAATAGACGTAGAGAGTAAAAAAGCATTCTTTGATTGGTTTAATAAAGAGTATACACTTAAAAAAGTTCCTGAAAAAAGAAGTAAAGAAGTTCAAGCAGTAGATAATGTGATGACATGACAAGAGTTTACAGCTAAAGAACTAGAAATATTTGAAAAATATCTAAAGGATGAAAAATTTTATAATCAAATAGAAGAAGCTAGAAAACAAAGTATTTATAATCTAACAATAGATGAGTTAAATACATTATTAGATACAGTTAAATATTATAAAAAAGTAGGTAAGCAATATAGAGAATTTAAGGATCAAGAATTTAATCAAAAAATAGAACAAGAAAGAGTAAAAGCAGAACCAGGATTAACTAAAATAGAATCAACTAAACCATTAAAAGCTTCTGAAACTATTAAAAAAGAGAGTAGAATAGCAGAATTAGGTATAAAAGCTAAGATTAGAACTAAAGACGCTTTACTAGATGCTACACCTATGGAATGGTTATTAGATGAAGAATTAAACTTATCTAGAATGGCTTATAATTTCATAGAAACTCCTATAAATAAACATAGGGATTATATGGAAGCTATTGCATTAGAATTCGATAAATTATCTAAAGAATTAAAAATAACAAAAGAATGATGGAAAAAAATAACATTCCATTGATTATCTAGAAGAAGTGATTGAAAAGGTAAGATTAAATTAATAGCTAGGATGAAAAAAGCCTGAGAAGATCCTACTACATTTTCAGATACTTTAACAGAACAAGCAAGTGATACATATCTTACAAAAGAAGAAAAGGAAATGTATGATTATATGCAATCAGTTTTCAAAGACTTAGGTAAACAAATGCAAGAAACTAAAATACTTGTAGATAATGAAATGATTACTCTTATGGATGAATATTTCCCTATACAAATGGATTGGGCTAGTAATCAAGATAAATTTGCTAGTACAATAGATCCAAATACCATAGATAACTGAAGTAATTTATTCAGAAAGACTAAAACAGAACAATGATTTACAAAAGAAGCTACAGGACTTGAAGTAGTTCCTGAACTTATGTCAGATAAAATATTCAAAACTCATGTATCTAATGTTAGTTATTATACTAATATGCAGAAACCTATTAAACAATTGAATCAAATAGTTAATACCTGGTGAAAAGATAAGTTATGAGATTTATGATATAAATTCATGAAAGACTATCTTGACGTAATTGCAAGACAATGAGTTTTATGAGTTCAAACGTGATTTGACAGAATAGTGTCACAATGAGTAAGAAACTTCCAATCAGCTGTATTAGGGTTTAATCCAACGACTATGGCTCTTCAAACTTCAGCTATCCTTGAATGAGTAGCAATATGAGGAAATGTAGATTTAGGAGCATATAAAGATATAGTAAAAGCAGTTGTAGGGAAAAAGGAAATATGGGATATGGTTTCAGAAAAATCATGAACTGTAAGAAATAGAGAATATAGAAATCTATTCTGAAATACAACTGATAAATTCGATAAATGAATAATGGAGAAATGGAACAAATATTGATTCTATGGTATCCAAAAAGCAGATGCTGTACTTTCAAGAGTTCTATGGTACTCAGAATATAAAAGAAGCTTAAAACAAGGTTTAAATGAATCTGACGCAGTATATAATGCAGATACTATTATTAAAAAAGCTATGTGACATACTCATTTTGAATGAAAAGCTATGTTCGTACTTAAAAATGAAAGAAAATCTTCATCAGTTGCAACTGTATTTCAAAACTTTGTATTGAATCATTCTGCTATGCTTAGATATGGATGATGAAGAAAAGCCCAAAAGAAATATGGTAAAGTATGATGACATATGATGGCCTATATGTTCGCATGATTACTATTTGCATTATACGAAGAACTACTGAGAAAAGGATGAAGACTTGTTCATAATCAACAAGACTATAGTTCTCCAACATGAAAAGCTATATGACAGTTAATATGATTTGTCCCATACGCATGAATACTTTACTGATGAGCTAGATATTCTAGTATAAATGTACTTACATGATGGAAAGATATAAGTGATTGAATTGAAAGACAAGATTGGACTAGGATCATAAAATGATTATGAGTAGTTATGTGAGTATGATGAACTGCAGAATTCGATAGAATCTATAAATGATATATAAGAGAAGATAAGAAAAAAGCTCCTCCTGTGAAAAGCTTAAGCAGATGAACTACAACAAGAAAAAAGAGAGATTAATTAATCTCTCTTTTTTAGTAACTCATACATAGCTGTTCTATATATATCTATAAACTCAGGACTTAATTCAAGAGTCTCAATTCAAGTTTTAAACTTTTCAATCTCTTTATTCTTATTAGAATCAGACATCTCTCTAGCATTCTTAATATTAAGAACTACTTTATACTTATTGTATAAATCATCAATTCAGATCATGTCTCCATATCTATTTATTAACAGACGCATTTTTTGGTTCGTATTCATTTATTCATTAGTTATTCAAAGTAAATCTTGCCTTTCTTTCTTAGCTAGTCTTTTAATGTGTTCTTTTTTATTTTTCATTTCACTCCTCATAGTATTTAATTCAGTCAGTTTTAATGTTTCATTCAGCAATATCAGCATCAATTATTATTACTAATTTATTTCAATTTGTTTCTATTTTTAGTCTTTCATTTACTATAACATCTTCTCATTCTTTATAAGATAGTAGTAGTTTTGAATTTTTATCTACTATTAGTATTTCATTCATTATTTCTCATTACTTAAATAAATTAACCAATCAGCTACTATTTGAGCTTTTCTAGTTTCAGCTTGTTTCTCTGTATCGTAGTATTCATTCATATAATCATTTGAAGTATTTATTTCTACTTCATATTTTTCTCAATGCTTATTTATTTCTATTGTTTCAAGAAATTTTATAGCAAATGTTTTATTGCTAAAATTTATTAAATGTTTCATTTTTTCTATTTTATTATTTAATATATCTATTACATATTCTAACTAAGCACTTAATACACATATCTGTTTCTATATCATTAGTAAAGCATTCTAAAGCATTTTCAGTTCAACATTGAGTAGCTACTAAGTCTAGGAATGCTTGCTCACATTTTTTACAGGTTTCTCTTTTCATTATTCATTAGTTAATTATAATGTACTTATTATTCAATAAATTGGATAGTGTAATGTATCTGTTATTCTTTCCAACTTCAATCTTTGTTTCTCATTCAAGGAATACAAGTATGAATATAACACTCATCATTTGTTTTTAGTGTATATTTTTTATAACACCTAGTGCATTGTTTATTTATCATTTCTTTAGTATCTCTCATAGTTATTTAGTTATTAAATTATTAAGATATTTTTCTACACTCTCTATTGATATTATCTAAGAGTTTTGTCATTATTTCTTGTTATCAATTATTAATTTATGATTACAATCATTACAATATGAAACATAATGATTTGTACAAATTCTTATACTATAACTTTCTTTTCATCAACAATAAGCACATTTATAATATTTATGATGTTTTGCTTCTGTTGTCATAGTATCTTACTTAGGTGTTAAATTAATCTTTATCTATCTCTATAATCTTCTGGTCTTTCTTCATAATTGCGAAGATTAATATTTCTATTATTTTCTCTCCATCTAACTTCTCAGCATTGTCTTTGTAAATTTTCTTCTTCATTATATACTCTTCAATATGCTTGTTCTACTGTTAATGGTGTATTTTGAAAAGGCTCTTGTTTACATAAAGATATAAATTCTAATTTCTCCATTCTATTCTATTTATTAAATAATCACAGTTCACTAGCTATTTCCATATCTGTTTAATTAATGGGAAATATTCTTGTTCCCAATTATCTGAATGTAGTATTAATGTTGGTATAATTAATATTATATCTCATATAATAGCAAATGGAGAAGCAATACATATAAATATAAATACAATTCATCATTTTAATTTACTCATAACAATTCATTAAATATTAAATCAAACACTTCAACTTCTGTAAGCACACCTAAATCTTCTAACATAAAAGTTAGCTCTAGCATTTCATAACTAGCATAAGTATTTAGTGGTAGGAGTAGGAGTGTTAGTATTATTAGGATTTTCATAATAGATTTTCTTTTAGTAAATATTAATTATTTAGTTTCTTTCCCTGTATTCTTATCAAAGAAAGATAAATTTTCTACTTTTATAGTTAATTCTTTATTCTCTTTTTCTAAAACTGATATTCTATCAAATAAATCTCATAATAACCTAACCATAGTTTTTGCATCTGTTTTTTCATCAAAAGCTCAAAATGTACTTCTTCACAAAGTTATTTGACATAAATTTATTTTTTCCATTTGTCCTTAAATTAATTTTAAAATCTTATCAATATATTCTTCTCTTTCACTTCATATCTCGCAAGCCATATACTCATCATATTCTTCCATACTTAAATTCACACTCACGAACTTTCTAATCTCGGCAACTTTTAAATGAACAGGGTGCATAGCTTCGTTAAATTCTTCTGTATCGTGAGTAGAATTTACTATTAGTTGGACTGCTGTTTGTTTCATAATTATATATTATTAAATATTCAATCTATGGATCATAAAATAGAATCTGCATTTTTATTCATTATTCAGTCTTTCATGACTTGAGTACGATATTGCTTCATCTCATTAGGCTGAACAATTAAATTACTAAATACTTTCTTAGGACATTTTAATGAATCTAAATCTATTTGTCAAAATCAACGACAAATTATTGGTCTAGAATTATAAACACTACATTTTCACTCCGAAGTCAAGTATTCACAATATTTGTTTCACTTTCAGTTAGGAGGAGAATGTAATCATTGTTTTTTCAAAGATTTTGTCATTTCTTTGAGTTCATCTTTACTAAAAATAATCACTCAACAACATTCCCAACAATTTCAACATGGTAATTTTCTCTTATTTAGTAATTTTCTAAGATTAAGTATTTTATTGTTCATCGAACTAAGATTAAAATATAAAAATATGGAACTCTTTGGCTGTTTTTTGGAACATTAAGTCTAAAATGGATAGAATATACCTGTGTGAATTTTCTAAGCCTTAGGTTTCATTTAAATCCCTTTTTCAAAACTCCGAATCATATCTATCAATCATTTCCTGAGTAATATCACTCGCATAATTTATTTTAAATCCCATATCTCTCAGCCTATCCCAGTATGTATAAGAACTAATGAACTGCTCTTTCGCACATTCACAAGCTCATTGCATATGTAATGGATGACGTCTTCAGAAATTACATATCCAACGTCTAGAAACAGAATATGAACTCTCAGATGCATTGGTAATAGGAATAAATTGCTTAATTTCACGTGGATTAATCTCACGAACCTTATTATCCTCAATGTCATGGATCCATACAAATGGCTTATTTCAAGCTCTAGCAAGTTTTAATTTAGCATACTCTTCCTCAGTTATTGGGTATGGAGAGTAGCTCTTTCAATCTAAATCTTTCACAATAGCCTTATATTTGGCTATTTTTAATCAAACTCACATAATTTATATTTATAAAACTAAAGTAATCATTTTTTCTTCGCTTCTGCGATAGCTTCTTCTCAGGTCATAGAATCAATATCCTTTTCAAATCATCATGAATCCTTAATTTTTCAGATAATAACCACAAAATAAGGAATCTTGTCACTATTCTTCTTCCTGAACTTCATCATAGATAAAATAACAGTAGACCGAAAATCATCCTGTATGGTAAATTCAACCACATATCTAACTTGATCAGGAGTAAGTTTATCTACTCTTAGCATTCTACTAACCTCAGAAGCCCAAATCTGTATAATATCATCCTCTGACTTAGTCTTAAGTGAATAAAGAACAGAAGCGACTTGTCTGTTTATTAAATCCTGAAGAAAAATTTTAGAAATAGAATACTCAAAACTCTCTTCCTTGAAATTTGAAAAATTTGAAGGTTTATTTTCTGAAAGTAAAGTTGAGGTAGAGTTAAGTAAAGTAAAGTTAAGTAAAGTTAAGTTAAGTAAAGTTAAGTATGTCGGAGCGTCTACACACTCTCCATACACCCTCCCTAGAGCCTCCCAAAAATAGCTTGGAGATGCCTTTATAATTCTATTGACCCCTGTACGAACGCTAGGATTATCTATGTTTTGATTCTTTAGAAAGTTGACCATCAAAATCCAATCTTTAACCCTAAAGATTTTACCCCCTAATAGTAACTTATCTAAAATTTTATCCACAAAACTTATAGAAATTCAAGTTTCATATGATATTCTTTTACTTCTTATTTCATATAATCACGCTATATTACATAAAGGATTAGATATAAGATATAAAAAAATTAACTTTTCATCTGATGTTAACTCTTCTATATAAGGGTCTGTCCAAAATGAATCATTTATTACTCTTTGAGTCATTGTTTAACTTCATTAAAGAAATAAGAAAATTTCTGAATACTATATGAGTTTTTAATCTCTCAATCTATATATAGTTGATATAATTCTTTTGTTAATTCAAAATTTAATCTGTAAGACATATTTTCAATAGCTTCAGCTCTCCGTATATTGTTATTCAGCAAGGATTCTTCAAAAAATAAATCAATTTCATTAGTCATATTATGATTAGTTCATAAAGGTCATTCCATTATACTTAATAATTCCTGACAATATTCTCATCATAACTTAAAATCTTTTTCTAATTCTATTAAAGATTTGTTATATTTATTTATTGGGTCGTAACTAAGATATATTCTGTAATTATCTCCTCATAATGATTCAGTATGAAGTATACTTAATAAAGCTATTGTATTTTTATCTATTTTTGAAAATCGCTTTTCATTCCACCATTTAAAAAATAAATCAATATGAAGCTTTGTATTCTGGTTTATTACAGTTTTATATAAATCTTCTTTTATATCTTCTATATTGTTTGCTCATTTTCATATATTACATTCAAAACAAGAAGTTATTAAATTATCTAAACTATTGTCTCATCATTTTTTAACAGGAATCTTATGGTCAATTTGTAAATGTATTCCATTCCCTGCCTTTAATCAACAATATTGACACTCAAAGTTATCTCTATTAAGTATTTGAAACCTTAATTTAGGTTTTATTATATTTCTAGACATATAAAAATAGGGTTAATAAACAGAAAAGAAGCTTCAAACAAATATATACTTAGTAGTATGTAGTCGTCTAAAACTTCATTGATTGAAACTTCTTCTCCACTACCAATTATATATAAAAGTTTTAGACATTCAAAGAATACTTAAAAAAATAAAGAACGCAAATAATTAAGTAAAAGAAAGTGTTGACTATCTGTCAAAATTAGATAATATGATAATGCTTATATACTTTATATTACTAACCTAATGATTATGAGCAAAAGAAACCTAGGGGTATTATCAATCCTACTAGTCACCTGACTAGCAATATGATATAATAGTTACACTAATAGCATGAACCTGGAAAATGCTCACAAAGAGATTATCCAATATCAAATGCAGATAGATGAACTAGAGAAACCATCTCAAATAGAACTTGATGAGATAGACCTTAAAAAAGCTGAAGTAAATGCAATAGCATACTGAAAACTAGAAGCAGAAAGTAAGGCTAGAAAAGAACAAGCAATATGGAAGACAAGATGTATAAAAAAGAAGATTATATGAGAAGAAGAAGAATGTGAAACTAACCTAGAAGAAAGGTTCGCAATACATGTAAAGTAGAGCCTCCGAAAAGAGAAGAAACTATTGATATAGATAAATTAGCAAGAGCAGTCGCAAATCATGAAACTGTGTGATGTACTAAATGATGATCAGCAAATAGGAATAATTGCTTCTGAATCATGACATGGGTAAACTGACCTAGAGAGTTCAAGTATTATAATACAAAAGAAGATTCCTATAAGGACTTCAAAAGAATATGGACTAGCTACTATGGATGATTACCTAATCTAGAAAAGGCAAAAAGATATAGCTGAAATGATAGAGCAGAAGCCTGGCTTAATAACGTATTAGCCTATTATAATAAAAACTAATGAGTGATAATCAAAAAATCGCATTCATACAATATGAACTGCTAACACACCTTAAAATGAATAAGGGGAATAGGTGAAAAGAATTCAATGCATGATATGATTATGCTACGAGTGTAATAGATGAACTAAAACAATATTTAATAAATAAAGAAAGTGATGAACTCGATAGACAAGAAGCAACCTGATATTAGAATTTGGATCAGATTAAAAAAAAGTAATATTACTGACCAAATGACACTAGAAATGGCTGACTTCAAAACTCAATCAGATTATTTCCTATATATATTAAAAAAACATTTTAAAAATAAACGTAAAAAATAATGACTCCAACTAAAGAAACTCTTGAAACAGCTTCAGATGGACCTAGTCAAGATGACTTGGTAGATATGTTAGCTGAAGAAAAAATTGAACAGACTAAAATTGAACTTAGAGAAAAAGCTGAAAAATGGGCTGAAGAAAAAGCAAATGAAAAAGCAATAGCAATAGCTAATAAAGAAAAAATACTATCATTAGAACTAAAATCATTTGAAGACCTGAAAACTCAAATCAAGTATTATTCAGATGGATGAGCATTACCAAAAGGATTATCCGAAGCACAAGCTATGATGACAGTTCAAATGGGAAAACAAATGTGAATGTCAATGTTCGAAGCATTACAATGAATCTGATATGTAAATGGTAAAATGATTATATATTGAGAAGTAATGATATCACAACTTACTAAAGCAGGATATAAAATAGAATTTATAAAAACTGATGCTAATATTTGTGAAGTGAAAATTTCATGAGATAACTGAGAAATAACTGAAACATTTAAAATAGAACAAGCTAAAAACGCATGATGGGTAAAATCATTCTGACCTTGGAAAGATCAACCACATCTAATGCTTAGATATAAAGCTATAAGACAATGAATGAAATTCTTATGCCCTGAAGTAATGAGTTGACTTACTACATACGAAGAAGCTGTAACTGAAACTCAACCTAGTATAGAAGCTCCAAATGAAGTAGAAATACAAAATACTATAACTGATAAATTTGAAAAAAATGAAGGATAGACCTGAATATATAGCCTCGCTAAAAGGAAAGAATAATAAAAAAATAGATGTTTATGATAAGAACTGAAAGTTTATTAAAACATACAACTCTGTTTGAGAATTAGCTGAAAAATTTTGAGTGGGTATGTCAAGTATATCTAAAAAAATATCCGAAGTAGAAGACTCGGTCTACAGAAAACAATTTATATTTAAACCACATTGAAGATGACTAATAAAGAAATATTAAAACAATATCATATATTTGTATCTCATCCTAGAGAAATAACTGTATGAGAAGACTTGAAAATAGATATTACTATAAAATTAACAGATGAAGAATTTGAGCTTATGAAAATGCAACAACTTCAAGTTAATGAAAGCATAATGCTACCAACATGATGAGCTAAAACAATTAGCTATACACATATGATAGAACATATTATAATTGAAGAAACAGATAAACCGATCATGGAACAAAAAATCCATGTAAATGCATGAGATGAATCAGATAAAGAAGTCCTGAAAAAATGGATGGAGCAATTATTAAACCAAACTGAAAAACATATACTGAAAAGTAAAAATGTAGAAGACTTATTAGAAAAATAAACTAACCTAAAATGATAATACATAACGTAAACCAAGGCTCTCCTGAATGGCTTCAGGTTAGAAAGGCAACTATTACTTGATCAAGAGTAAAGGCTTTAAAAACTATGCCATTGGATGATGCTAAAATTAAAAAAATAGATTGGAAATCTAATAAAACTAGAGCCCCAGGATATGTCACTCTTATGAATGAAATGATGGCAGAAGACTTGGCTCCACTTACTGAATGATTCAAAAATGATGCAATGGAACGTGGAAACATATTTGAGCCTCTAGCAAGAGAAGAATATGAAAAAGTAACCTGACAAAAAGTAGTAGAAATAGGCTTCTGTATACATGATACTAGAAAATATCTAGGATTATCGCCTGATGGATTCATTGAAACAAACTTCACACTTGAAGATCCAAAAGATGAATCAACTAGAATCCCTATTTACTGAAAATCTATCGAGATTAAATGCCCAGGACCTAAAAACCATATCAAGATCATAAACTCCAATAAGATACCTGAAGAATACGAGCCTCAACTTATACATAACTTCTTAGTATGTGAAACACTTGAAGAAATGGATTTCATATCTTACAACCCTGATATGTACTTACCACACCTTAGAATTCATATAATTAACGTTAAACGTGAAGATTATGAAAAAGAAATTAACGAAACTCTAGTAAAACTAGATGTGTTCTCAGAAGTTTGGAAAGAAAATATTTTAGAACTAACCAATAAAGTATGAACTTAATAATAATTTCAGGATTATATATAGCAATCCTGATTACAGTAATAGCTATATGAAAAAAGAACTGAAATAGATTCAGAAAAGAATTAGTAGCTGAAAAAAGATTAAAAACAGTAGCTCTAGAAAGTAGAGATGACTATAAGAAAAGATTACAAGCTCAAATACAGCTTATAGAGAGTAAGAATGAAACTATAGATAAACTATGAACTCAAATCGAAAAACTAGAACAATTATGATTAGATACTCAAGTAGTATTTGATGATCAAGAAGTAAGATATAAGAATAAATTAGATGAATATACAAGAAATGCCCAATTAAAAATATGATTATTAGAAGACCAAATAGAAGAAAATGAAGAATATGTAGGTGGTATAAGAGCTAAATTAAAAGCTGAACAAGTAGATTCAAATAATAAAGAAAAAGCTAGAGAAAAATGGAGAGCTAAATTTGAAGCTCTTATGCATATAGTTGAATCTGAAAATATATGAAATCATATGATAAAAAAATATAAACATAATTGGAAGAAAATAATTGAAGCGTATAACAAAAACAAAAAATAAAAAAGCTAGGTTGCCCCTAGCTTCTAGCTATCATAAATTTTAGTTATTTTAAGTATTGATAGTTAGAAGTTGGGTATAACTCAACAAAGTCCTTCGGGATCCACCTCTACTTCGGTAGAGCCAAATAGCACTCTAGGATTGTTGGCTATATATGTGAAATCCAATATTGCAATATGGGAAGTCCTCCTGAAAGGAATGTGGATACACGTTCGGGCAAAATTTATTACTAACTATAGTAAAATGATAGAAACAAATTTTGGATGGGCATTACAAATGCTTAAAGAATGAAAAAGTCTAACTAGAACATGATGGAATTGAGATCATAAAATAACTTTACAAGTTCCTGATACTCATTCTAAAATGACAAAACCTTATATTTACATAAATACAGTATCTCCATTTTGAGCTGTTAGTAATAAATGAGATGTAGAATATGATAGAGTGCCTTGGTTAGCAAGTCAAACTGATATGTTAGCGTGAGATTGGGAAGTAGTAGAGTAAAAATCATTTAACAGGGATATTTATGTCCCTATTAATCAGAGAGTAAATCAATTGGTAGATGTCTCGTCTTGGACTCGAGCAGTTGCAGGTTCGAGTCCTGCCTCTCTGACCATATTAAAATTAACTATAAATTTATGCCATGAAATACTAAGCCATATAATTCTAAAGCTAAACTATTGCAAAACCAAAAAAAGGAAGAACAATATAAAAATGCAATATATCTATATAAAAAGAATTCTGCATTATTCCTAGCACTAAGAGAATTCAGAAAAAAAAGCTATAAATCACTACAATTAGCAAAGAATAATATCCTAGAAATCGATCCAAAAGCATCAGTCTCTAGAACAAACCTATTGAATTGGAAAAAACAATTTTCCATGATCATAAAAGATAATACTCTATTTAGAGATTTTATGGTAGCAGTTGGAATAGATCCTGAAAAAGTAAAAGCAGATAACCAGGCTTTATTCGAATCAGTATCAGGTAAAAAAAGAAGATGAACACAAAAAGAAAAGAATGATAAACTAAAAGAAGAAATGCAAAAAGCTAATTTAATACTAGCAGAAATAAGTAATCCTGACATAACTGAATCAGAAAAATGGAGATTGTCTGAAAGATGAAGAAGACATGTAGATGCAGTAAATAAAGCAGTTAGTGAATGATGACTACCCAAAGTAGATTGAATTAATGAACTATATAATATCAACTGAAAACTATTAGCAACATGAAAAAATATCATACTAACAAATCTAGATAAGATAAACGTAAAGCATTTCGGTGACCTGAAAGCATTATCAGATATCCTAGATACAGCATTCAAACAAAATAGATTGATCGAGTGAAAATCAACCGAAAACGTAGCAGTCTGAGTACATGATATATATGATAAAATAATTGCTAACTCTGATAAACAAAATGTGAATCAAAATCCTGACAAGATCATCACCCAAGAAGACTAAACCAAATTATAAACGTCCTAACCCAAAAAAACGCCTATGAAAAGAATCCACCTAAAACACTTTAACGAAAGACTAGATGAAAGAGCTAATGATAGAAAAGAAGTAATCGAAACATTTGAACAAGCTATTAAGCTCGTGAAAAAAAAGAAGATAAGACCTAGAAAAGAAAAATCTCACCACCCTGACCATCCTGAACCTGTATATAAATTATTATATGAGTCATGCATATTTGTATACGTAAAAAAGAATTGAAACTATATCCTGATAACTTTCTACCAAAAAAGACCAAGTTAAACTAAACCTGGTCTTTTTTCATCGCTTGTAAGAGCTTTAAAACATTTCTTGGATACGTACTACCTAGCTTCTATACCTAGATAACGCCTTATCGTCTATATCAACCAACTCACGCACCATATATTTAGGAAGTTTATCTCCATACATTTTAATTTGATCATCAGACCAGTCCCCTAATTTAGGATATACAAGCATAGACTCAACATCATTACTCCAAATATTCTCAAAGTAAATAGCAAAATCATTTATCCCACCACGAATCGCCACCCACCTTAACTTATTACCTGTATTCATAATATTCGTACCACCATTATCCCTAAAAGAACCACCTGCTAATATAAAACCAGGCTCAACCTCATCTAGAAGTTCTATTGTAATCTTATTCATAATAAATAAGTTAAAAATTAAACAGAGTATAAACTCCATATTACCCTCCTAAAACTAGGAGAGCAATAGCAATCTACATATCCACAGGAACCTTAAATTTCTCCTCCATCTCTTCACATGCCATACTCAATTTCTCATCACTTGGAACCTCACCCACTATACGTGCAACATTACAATTACACTCTTTATTATATTCAATATCAAAATCCACATTTCATAAAGTCATTTTCATATTACATAAAGATAAAAAATAAATAACTAATAATCCCACATATTGAACATACAATAACTATATAATCTTCAAACTCTAACATATCCATATTTTATCAAGTAAACTAAAGAACCCAATATACACTCCAATTAAAACAATCACCCAAGCACACAACAATATTCTCTCATACATCTTCATAATAATATATTAATAACTACCAACAACAGCAATATCCTGCTCCTGCTCTAAAAACTCAACCAATGCATCCTGGACACCCTCATCACACGAGATATGAATCTCACCAACTTCTTCACAACTAAGCTCAAATTCCATAATAATATAGATTAATAATAAATATCCTCCCACTGAGTCCAATAATATTCTTCAGGATTCTCATCGTGCAACTGATTGTATTTTTCCTCAGTTATTGGAAAACAAGTCTCACAGCAATAAGTCTCATTATCAATTACAAATCCCTCATCCATAGCACTCCCACATTTCAAACATAAACGAGTATCTCTCGCTTCTAACTCATTATTAACCATAATAACCAAATTAACAAATTAAACAGGCCGTTTAAATCGATTGTAAGCACTTCTTTCAAACCCCACGACCAAACATACCCAGGAGTATAGCTCCATCGTACCCACCAAGCAAATGATAGGCACTAGCAACTAAACTATTTGATATCCCATATCAGCAACCATATCCTCTGTAGAATCAATATCTTCACCAATCATATCAGCAACCATTTCTAGGTCATCAGAATGCAACCAGCAATCTCATAATTCCTTACACCAGTAAGAATCCACAAGCTCTATTCCATCATCAAACTTCACAATAAACATAGTAGTACCATAAACTCCAGGCTCATCTCCAACAGGCTCTACATCCTCCGTTTCATAAGCAAGTAAAATGGTTCAAAACATATCTCCATCAAACTCATTATAAATAACATTATCACCCTTATAACCAGGCAACATATTCTTAAGCATACGCATATATTAAAGAACTAAACTAAGCACCACAGGAACGACCAAATCTTGATCGTCCCAAGCTACCTATAAATTCCCAACCTGGATATCAAATTGACGAGCAATCTCTGAACACATAGCAACCAACTCCTTCATAGCACAAAGCTCTTCAGGACTCATATCAATCTCATCACCTGCATCCTTAGAAGTCTGAGCCATCATAAGGTCATCATACAAAGCGTCATAGCAATCCTCCAAATCACCAAGCGTATTTTCATACCTACAATAAGACATATTTCCCATAATAATAATATTAGAATAATAAATTAAGCACCACCAGGAGCATGAATAATCATGCACCCAAGCTAATTAATTTAATTTCTCATCCAGTAAATCCGAAATCTCGTCATCACGCATAATAATCACGTCCTCACGAGTTTGCAACTCCTGGTCCACCTCTAGGATGTAAGCAAAACCATCAGCAACAGCACGAGTAAACTTAACACTACCCTCCAACCTAGCACCCTGCCCAGTAATAACCCAAATAGCTTCGTAAACAGCTCTACTACCCCCATAATGACTAACAACCGATAACTGAGCTCAGTCTAAGTCAAGCTCAACAGTAAAATCTCACATAAATAATAAATAAGGAACTAAAATAAGCACCACAAGGTCACCCAAATTGAGTAACCCAAGCTACCTAAATAAAATCCAAACAAGAACCATCAAACCAATCAGTAACACCAGGCTCCTGGTCCACCCTATACATCCAAACCCCTTCAGTCTCCTCCCAGTCAACAACACCAACAACAGCAGGATATGAATAATAAGCACCACCAACAACAGAATCCGTAGTAACCAACACTTCGTCACCAACACGAAAACGAGCAGGCGAACGCAAGTCAATAAATCACATAAGCAATAATAAAGAACTAAGATAAGCACCACCAGGATGACCACACAAGTGACCACCCCAAACTGCCAACCTAAGCACTAGGAACCAACAACATCTCCTCTCAATAAGACAACACGTCCTCATCAGACCAACCAACAGCAGGAGCAACACCCAACACATGACCTGAAACCGAAACCAACAACAACCCAACCAACTCAACGTCAGCAACGTCACCATCCAAGGAGAAGTCACCCTCCACACGTACCACACGAGGACCTACAACAGGACCACGACCCACAAAAGAACCAACAGCAATAGACATAAGCAAAAAATGTTAAGAGCAACACACACAAGCAACAAAGCAAGGTGTAAATAGAGCGAAGCACACGACTTCGAGAACTGACAACAGTATACATAAGAACATAAACCTGTCCAGTGTCAATGGTACAGTAAGCTAAGCCCAGCTTGACTTCTAGAAAAAATGTAGTTTGGGAATAGGCCTTGTTCACATCGTTTGAACAACGACTCGAGTTTGTCAATGCAGTGGTAAGTCGTGACAAGCTAGGGTAAGCCACCACCCTTGCAGTAAGCCAATGCTAGAGCCAAATAAGACAGGCCACAAGGTAACTAAGCTGAGCCACAAGCCAAACAGGTCACATAACGGTTCATATGTGTACCTTACTATCGCTTAGGTAAGCCATTACACACTAAACAAGCACACAGGCCAGGCACAAGACCAGGCAAACACACGAAAAAACGAGCCAGGATATGAATATCTGAATTCTGCAAACCTCTCGCCAAAAAAAAATTGCAAAGATACTACAACCACCTACTAAAACTATATCAAAAAAATTAAGTCACCTATATACGAAACATACACAGTTATTTAAACGCCTGTAAATTTTGAGAGGAGATCGTAATGTAAGATTAATTTATAGGAATGAGATTTAGACTGTTTTGGGTGGTATAAAAATATGGATAAAGAACTAACCAATAATACCTAATAGAAAAGAAAGAGGGATTGATTTCGGGGTTTAGGGGGTATTTAAGCTTAAAAGTCCATTTTCGGATTCTAATGGGGTTGTAAACTTTTTACAATGTGGTTGTAGTTTTTTTACAATGGGGTTAGATTTAATTATAATATCTTGCAATTTTATTATAATATAATAGAATACTTGTTATACAAATTAATAACTGATTTATGTAAATATATGTCTAGTAAAAAAATTCCAAAAATAGAAATTAAGAAAGAGTATATTGAGGAATTATCTGAGATATATCCAAATGCATTTGAGATAAAGGAAAAAAATATTAAAGTTAAAAGTAATTTAAATAAATTTTATAAAAAAATGATTAGAGAGAAAGAATATACGAAATGGATTATAAAAAATCTATGAATTACATATATATGATATTTAGAAATATTATTACAATCATTGGATTATGAGAATAGAGTAAAGTTTGAAACTTTATCTGAATTATGAATAAAGCCATGAATGTTGAGTGTGGTTAAAAAGAAGTTTATAGAATCGGAAATTATAAAAAAGTACCAGGGAGATTTTTATATAAGTCCTATGATTGCAATTAAATGAGAAAAAATAAATCCTGATCTAATTAATATATTTACTAACCTGAAATAAAATGTCAGAACAAAAATTATTAACAAAAGTTGCACATAAAATATGATTTTTAGATAAATGATTAATTTATCATGATATGATGAATGTTCGTGAAATTATTTTCACAGAAGAATTTATGTATAAGTTTAATAAATATAGGATTCATCAATTAGATTTAGACGTGTATTGAAAATGGGATAATAGTAGGATGTGAGAAATATTAAACAATCTAGATTATCCTGCAAAATATTTATATTATTTAATAACTAGTAAATAAAATGGAATTTATACTATGAATATTACTATGAATGTATATAACATCATGTTTTTGTAGATATTGATTAGCTAAATATACTCAAACAACAGACTTAAATGATGCATATTTTGCAAAAGAAAAATATTGAATTTATTATATATTATTTAATAAAAGAAATAGATAATGACTAGAATGTCTATAGAAGAAGCGAAAGCTCTATGATTGTCTGTAAATGCTGTATCTGAACAAGAAATGCTTGTGAAATGAGCATTAACAGGACTTAAAGCAAGAATGTGAGCTCGTTTCAATGAAGTAGACATTCATGCACCTAAGAAAAAAAATAAATCGCTTGAAGATGATGATGCAGAAAGATTATGTAGTCGGCTCAAATTAAATAAATATAGATTCGTACATACACCAAACGAATCATGAATCTGATGAAAAGTCGCCATGATCCAGGCATTAAAGAAAAAAAGGATGTGACTAGCAAAAGGATATCCTGATTTTACAATATATATGCATAACTGAAGAACTTTACATATAGAACTCAAAAAACCAAGAACTAAAAAATTAGATTGAGAATTTAAAGCATTAAGTAGTGATTGAATCAAATGTTCGGATGAACAAAAAGAATGGATCGAATTCCTACATAATAGACCAGGACATAAGGCTTTTTTTGCTTTCTGATATGACTATAGTTTAAAAATAATCAAACACCATGAGCAACTCTGAAATAAATAAAGTAGATCCAAAACAACAAGAGATTATATGAAAATTATTCAGTAATTTCGCTTGGAGATTAGAAAATCTGTATTATATAGTCGATGAAAACTGAGAAACTGTATTATTTAGACCAAATACAATCCAAAGAGCAATATTGAATGGTAGAAGTAACTTCAGGGATATAATCCTGAAATATAGACAAGGTTGAGTTTCGACTTTATTTATTATAGTAATGCTCGATGAAGTATTATTCGGATGAACCAATATTAATAATGTATTTATTACACATAGACAAGACCTACTAGATGTATTCTTCCAAAAAGCTAGATTCGTATATGAACATATCCCTGCAGAATTTAAAGGATTATTGCCTATCCCATCTACAGATAATGCAAACGAACTAGCATTCGCAAAAACTCAATCCTGAAAAATATTAAACAATAGACTAAAAATCTGACTTGATGTGCGTTGACAAACTCCAACAAGATTACATATATCAGAATTTGCATTTATAGAATCAGAAAAACAAGTTAAATTAAAATTGGCTATTGACCAATTCAGAAAAACTAGAATAACAATAGAAACTACAGCAAATGGTATATGAAATGTATTCTATAATGCCTGTATGCAAGCAAAAAATGGTAATGGATCTTATAAACTATTATTTTATCCATGGTATATTGAAGAAAGAAATGTAGAAAGGTTAAAGGAGTGAGAAGAAATGCTTTTAGATACCGAAGAAGCTCAACTTAAAGAAAATTATGATCTAACTCTAGAACAATTAAGATGGAGAAGAACAAAAATCCATGATGCAGAAGTTTTATGAGAAAATTGACATAAATTATTCGAACAAGAAAATCCTACTACAATCGAATGAGCATTCGTGTCTTCATGAGTAACAGTATTCGATCCTGCATTAAAATATAGAATAGTTAAACCTATAAAAGAAATAGAATGATGGAAAATATATGAAAGAGCTCAAGATAAACTAATATTCGCAGTTGATATGGCAGAATGATGAGTTAAAGGGGATTTCTCAGCTATATCAGTTAGAAATACCGAATGAAATATCGTAGCTACATATAAAGCAAAAGTATGAGAAGAAATGCTAGCTAAAAAATTAGATTGGCTATTTAACTATAAAGACTTAGGATGAGAATATGTATGAAATGTTCTACCTGAAAATAATGTGTGACTAGCTTTTATAAACGAATGTAAAAAATATTCATGGTTCCATGAAAGAATGCTCGTAGAAAGAAGAAATGATAAAATGGTATGAGAAGATAATCAAATATTTAAATATTGATTCAGAACTACACAAAAAAGTAAAGATTTATTGATAAGACAATATAGATGAGCTTTATATAAATGAGCCATAAATATAACTGCAGACCTATACTCAGAAATCCTTACATATGTTTATGATAAAAATAATAGACCTAATGCCATAGCTCCAAATCATGATGATTTACTAATGGCAGATATGATATGATATCATTGAATATTAGTAGAACCAAATCTTCTAGAATATGATGAAAAATATGAATTATCAGATGAAAGACTTGAAAGTTTGAGAAATAAAGATATATTACAATTGAAAGTATGAAATGAAGAAAAACAGCAAACAGAAAACCTGTTAGACTGATATACTAGGGAAGAATATTGTTAGTTGTATAAAAATTTAGAACAATGGAAATAGCATTAATAATAGCAATTGTATTAATAGTTTGAATATTATGATTTATCGTGTATAAATTATTAAATACATTAGAAAATATTGCAAAACTACTTAAAGCAGATAATCTTCAAGAGTATATAATGGAAGATTCAGAAACTGAAAATAAAATTCAAGTATGACAAAATGAAAGATTCCAAGACATCTGAACAATGACAGATGATGATTTAAGAAATGTAAAAATAGATCCTAACCATCTATATAATTGAGCGTTATGAGGTAAACCAACTACTGAAAACTTTAATTGATAAAATAGGATACTATGAATAGCACAAAACAGGACTCATATAAAGATATAATAAGTAAGTTTGATGACTTTTTATTAGAATCAAAAGATTATAAAAGCACATGGGAAATTAGAAGTTTCGTGAATGAAAACTTTTATGAATGAAATCATAGAGTTGTTTATGATACAACTACTAAACAATTAACTACTTTACCTAAAACATCAGATAGTGAATATACTATTTGAAAAGTTAGAAAGATAGTTAGATGAGTTAGAAATATGATCCTGAAAAATGATCCAAGATGGCATCCAACTAGTTCAAGAACTCAAAGAATAACTCCTGAAGAAAAAAAGGTTTCATGAGCATTATTGCAAGCAGTATATAAAGAAGACCACCTGAAAGATAAACTAAAAGACTTATTAACCCATTCATTAACTAAAACGTTAGCATGGACTTTTGTTGGTTATGATAATAGAAAAAAGGATATAGATATATTTATAGAAGATCCTTTCAATATTTATACTTCTCCTGATGGTAGATTAGAATGACCTGTTTTTGTATGAAAATATATAATTAGAACAATAAGAAAATCTCTCGATGATATTAAAAATAGCTCATTGTATAATCAATGAGATTTTAAAGATGATGTGAAAAATATTGAAGCTGACACTAGAATGGCTGAAAGCGAATATAAAGACTCATTACTTAAACAAGATTATAAAATACCTATCGATGAAAATGGTTCTGCAATAGTACAAGAACTATATATTATGCAAAACGTAAAGGACAAATGAAGTAAAAAAATTGAAGACAATATTTCTCCTGAAGAAGACCAAATCAATAATCCTGATCAAAAAGTAAAAGTTAGAATTATCACTAAAGTAGGACAAATAATTATAAGAGATGAAATGACTGATGATGACCAATTCCCATTATTAGCATACCAACCTGAAAGAAATAAAGGACTTTTATATTCTCCTGCATGGATTGATCCACTAATCCAATTAAATAAAGCTTTGGATGAATGATATTCTAATAGAGCAGATTGGTTAGAAAAATTTGCGAAAGGTAGATATATGGTATCTAAAGGTTCAAAATTCTCTGTTATTAAATGAAGAAATGGACAAGTTGTAGAATATACAGGTAGTAAACCAACATTAATGGATTCAGGTAATCTTCCACAAGAAGTTAATATCCATATGAATGAAACTGAAAGACTAATGGAAGATTTATGAGGTATCCACTCAGAATCAACAGGTAGGCTATCAGGTTCAGCTCTTTCATGAGTTGCAATTGCACAACTACAAGCTTCAGATAATAACAATGTATCTGAACCAGTAGATAATCTTAAAACTTTCATGGAAGAAATGGCTTATAGAATATTAGTCCTATGAAGTAAATTTTATAATTTAAGAGAACTAGATACTGATGAATGAACTGAAAGAATAGTATGATCAGAAGTTAAAAAAATAGTAGAAGAAGCTTCAGGACAAAAACTATGAAATGATATCATAGAAATAAAACCTATCAAAAATATAGAAGTTGAAATTGTCCCAGGTTCTGCATTTAGTGACCTACAAGCTAGAGCAGACCTAGTAGAATTAAGATGACTATGAGTAGCAATACCTGATAAATTAATTATAGACTCGTATAAACTTGGAAATACTGAAGTTATAATGAATCAATATGAAGCTGAACAAGCTGAGAAAGAAGCTCAAGAAGATTGAGAAGAAGGACTTGAAGCTAAACA